AAGCTTACAGACTTTGGTGCATGGTGTCAACTCAGAGAACGTCGTCTTCATCGTCGTCAGGTGGTGGCGTGTACTCAAGCATGCGCCCTGTCTCTTTGGTGTATAGCAGCGAACAAGCCGGTCCAGTCATGCCGCTGTAGCGATTCTTGAGCACACGCAGATAGGTGGTGTTACGCTTGACCGGGTCTTCGTCTTGCCCGTTACGTTCAGCACCCAACACCATGTCGCTAAGCTGCGCAATGGAGCCGCTGCCTCGAAGCTGAGCAAGCGATGTTGCAGCCCCTTCCTCGTGTCCTCGACCATCCGGACGCTTGAGGTGCGAGACAACGAACAACGCAATGTTAGTTTCCTGCACAAGCATACGAAGCTTGGTCATGATTTCATCGATGGCTTTGCGCTCGTCGCCGTTCTCCTGAGCCGAGACGATGATTGAAATGTGATCGACGACGATGTACTTGCAGTTGAGAGCCTTCGCCATGTAGCGCACGCGGTTGACAATGTTGTCTGTGCTCGTGCTGCCAAAATGGTCGAACAAGAATAGCCTACCTGTGCCGAGTGTGCGCTCGAATGCGTCTTTGCGTTCTTCTTCGTTCGCCACCGTGTCAGGCAAGTGCAACGGCTTATTTGCAGCAAGCGACATGACAGACAAGCCCGTCTTGCGAATGCCTTCTTCGAGGAACATCAGGCCGATGTTATCTTCGGTGTTCTGAAGCAGGTGCCAAACAATTTCGCGAAGTATCTGCGACTTGCCCAGTCCGCTACCGGCTGTGATGGTGACAAGCTCGCCGTGTCGAATGCCGTAGGTTAAGGCATTGAGTCCATCCCACGGGTACATGCACTGGGCAGGGGCAGGTGGCATTGACACCAAATCCCACAGGTTTGTACCGGCAACGATGCCGTCGGGGATGAAGGCTTCAGCAGCCCACCAACGTTGTACAAAGGTGGCTTCTTTATTTGCGGCAACGTAGTCGCAAGCATCCTTCATTTCAGGATCGTGCTTGAATATCTTTGCCTTGTTGCCAAACAACTCGGCAACTTCCTTTGCTGCCTTCTTGCCCGGTTCGTCGTTGTCAAAACAGATGACAATGTTCTCGAAGCTGTTGAGCCATTCGTATGCGGCACGACAATCCTTCAGCGCACCCGTTGCACCATTGCGGATGCTGACGCAGGGCCATTTGCTGCCGGTTGCCTGAAACACAGCGAGCGAATCAAACTCACCTTCGGTGATGGTGATGTACTTGCCGCCACTGCTGAAAATATTTTGACCAAACAGCGTTGACTTTGTCCATTCACCTTCGGTGCTGAACTTCTTCTCCGCCTTGGCTCTCACCTTAGCAGCGACAAGCGTGCCGTTGGCGTCGTAGTATGGGAAATAATAATTGTGAGCGTCCGACGTCACCCCGAAGCGTTCAGACGTAGCTCGTGTCAGTCGTCGAGCACTCACTGCGGGAGCGTCGTTGTCTGTGAAATGTCGCTGAAAATTCATGTTCACCTTTTTGGTTACGGGTTTGGAATATTCGATGACGACATCGTCATCCGGTGGTGTGTAGTTGGTGCAGGAAAAGCAGTAGCTGCTGCCGTCAGCATTGATGCTTCGGGCGTCGCTGCTACCGCATTCATCACATGCAACGTGGGTGCGAAGAAATGCCATCAGTCGCGGACAACAAGTTCACAGTCAGTCTTGAGAATGAAATTGAGACAATGATATTCGTCAAGTTCTCTCACCCAAAAACGATCAATGTCGGTTGATATCACAATAAATTCTTTACCAACATGTTGCGTGTACCAAAACAGAGCATCACTGCTCTTCTTGACTCTGACTCGCATCGTATAACCTGAGTAGTGGACGTTGTTGGAACTGCTCTCCGTTGCGGCATTCATTGGTAGCGGTGCAGCTACCTTTCTTGCCCAAGAATACACAGTTGTTGCAATCGATCTGATCATGCTCATTTAGGGCTTCCTTCAATGCGTCAATGTGAAAAACACGGTCGTGTCTGCGACCACCAAATTCGAGAAAGTCAAGTGCCGCTAGTGCGGCGTTACGAAGATTGTTCATGATGCAAGTTTATAAAGGCCGATGTTGGCAAATGCGTAGCCAAGATAACAGATGAACATTGGCACGTTGCCTTTGTAAAGCTGTTCAATGGCTACCCCGAGGTAAATAATACCGGTTACAGCAATGAGCCATGCGCTCATGATGATTCCTCAATCATGCGGGCAATGAATCCGTAATAGTTATGGCGCTCTTCTTGCTTGTGACGTTCGCGCAGCATGGCACAGATGCGCTGACGTTCATGCGCGGCGACAAGAGCAGCGAAGCGTTCAAGGTCAGGCAGGCAGTCTTCCTCTGCATCAAGGGAGCCATACTCGCTTGAATACCCCTCAAGCATTTCCCACAAACCTACCTCTCGCGCCAGTCGGAGAATGGTGTCACGAAAACTCATCTCACTACCCACACATAAAGACCCATCAACACAACAAACACGGCAGCGACTCGCATTAATATTTCAATCAAGTCCCGCAACATGTCGTATTCCATTTCGCGATAGTCGTCTTCGTTCATGTTCATCCTTCCATTTTTTTAGCTGAATGATTCCAATAATTGCGTTAGCAATTTCGTCTTCTGTTGGCGGTGTTTCAGCATCACACACTGCAAAAAGCAATAGCTCAAGCGCACCATCAACAGCATCCATCATGCACTCCTTTGCATAAGCTGCACATCTTCAACAAGCTGTGTCGGGAACTGTCTTATCTCCTGTGCCTTCGCTGCGCCTCGTCGAGTGTGAACGAAGTACGGCATCACAGACGACACATCCTGATGCCCGCTCATCTGCATCACGGTGATGAGGTCACCACCATTCTCAATAGTTTCGGTGATGGCTGTGCGACGAAGGTCACGAAGCTGAAGCTCTCGACCAAGCTTTGCCGCTTCACAAATGTCGAGATAATATTTGTTGATGGTGCTGACGGGATAGGGAATGAACTTGCCCTGTCGTCTCACCATCTGCGGGGCAACATAGTCGGACAAGAAGAAGTCCTTCTGCTGTTGCTTGAGCATTTTAGCAAGCCCTTCAGAGATTGGCAACTGCACTTTCGCATCACGTTTGCTCTGACGGATGGTGACGGTGTTGGTTTCGAAGTTGATATTTTCCCACTTCAGGTTGAGGATGTCGCTGACGCGCTGACCCCACTCGTACAGCATGTAAAACACAAGCCCTGCGTTGCGCCATTGCCAACGCGAGAATGCTGTGTTGAGAAATGCTCGGACGTCTTCGCGTCGCCACATCACCTTGCGGTGTTTCAATTGCTTACATTTTATTTTCTCGAACGGATTGTGTCGAGTGTAGCCACAGCGGATGGCATAGTTAAGTAGCAGCTTATATATGGTGAGATGGGTGTTGGCAACACGCGGTGTTGTCTGACGCACCTGCTCGTCATACATGCGCTGTATCATGGGCGTTTCCAACGTTGACAGCTTCGCGTGCTGCAACGCAACACCGGCAACCTTGACGTTGCGCCATGCCTCGATTGAGAGTCGATATTGTTTCTTCGTTACTTCGGCAAGCGAAGTGAAGTTGACGCTATGCAGGTAGGCATAGATGACGTCTTTGATTTTGCCGTCCTTGCGCAGGTCGGCAATGTGTTTCATTGCGCTGCGCCATTCTTCCATACGGGCGTTGCTTTCGACGGCATAGGCTTCGGCGTCTTCGCGCTTGTCGAGCGGGAAAGACTTACGCTTGACGACGCCTGCATCGATTGCATTCTGTGGAGGATTGTAATAAATGTCAGAGACTCGAAAGCGTAAGTTTTGTGGTGTCATGTCCTGCTCCTGATGCATCTTGCCTGCTCCCGCAACACAGTCTGAACTGGACCGGGTGCGCAAATGTTGGAGCTATCGTCAATGGCTTTTGCGCATTCCTCACGCTCATGCGCGGCAACAAGGGCGGCGAAGCGTTCAAGGTCTTCATCTTCAAACGACCAATCAGGAAAGTCGCTGTTGCGCTCTGCGCCAGCCTCCCGCGCCATGCGGATCAGTTCTTCTCTATTCATAGCGGCTCCGTCATTTGATAGATGTACTGGTGCTTCAGCCATTCGATGGCCCCGACAACTTCGTACACGTTGTTATGCGGAAACAT